TATTTACATCTGGTATCCATATATACATAGCTATTTTTAACTTTATGTGCGCATAACTACGCACAGAGGGATGCTGAAAGGAAGCCCAACCTAAGCCGCTGCTGCGTGTGTCGGAAAGGAAGCCAACAACAGTTCCAACTCAATACTGAGCTCCAACTCGAAAACATCATCAAATGCATCTTGTCGGACCAACTCACGTGGAGGAGGAACATCTGGTATTTCCATATCCAATAAATCAAACAGAAACTGGCTACGTTGACGGAGATCGTCCATTGCTTCCTCATACTGAGATAAGACATAGACTTCCCCATCGAATTCAGAACTACTCTCTGAAATATCAGAAGGATATTCGCCTGCCTGCTGAGTGTAATCCTCCTCATCCTCTACGAGAACGGGAGTTTCACGCAGGTAGCGATCCTTCCAGTGCTCGACTTGATAGTCAAAATCCTTGTCGAGTTGGGTGCAAATGTGGTCAATATTAGATCGCGTAGCAACTTCTTGCATCTGCGATCGGCGGAGCTCATAGACTTCACGTCCATGATTAAACCACTCACGTAATGCACCATCAATATTATCCGCCGCCAACTTCTCACGTGTGTTTGCTTTTGATTTGAGATTTGAATGGAGACTCTTAAAAATAGAATCCTCATCAAGAGCACCCATAATATACCCCGTTTCAGGACAGAATACATTTTTCCTTTTCAGAAAATCTGCATCACAATCCTTCATAAATGGGGTAGGGTCCGACTCTTTATCTGGCATAGTAAATTTCATATCATGTTCTGCAAAGAACTTGGCCACATAAATGTGATTAAAATCATCATGACCTCGTTTCACAGAACCTTTGACATCATCACCATACGTCATCAACTTGCAAACGTCGCGAAAGTGCAATTTTGTTTGTGAGCCCTTCAAATGGAAAAAAGCACATCTGAACAACAAAGAATTGACAATTGAATTAATATAAACTGTCAAATTCTGTCCAGAAGGATTAGATCCAATGTGCTGAATCAAAT